AGTTTTTCCAGATTTCCAAGACTATTGTTTGATCTGTTGTGGTCTTTATGATGGACATGATTTCCTCCCTCCACTTTTCCATAAGTATTTTCCCACACTCTAACATGTAAACGTCGTCCTTTTCTTTGAAAATACTTACCGCAGAGATAGTATCGCTTTCCGTCAAACTCTTGGATGGTTTTGGAGATGATGATTGGTTCCATGTATCTAAGCATATCACAGCGTCATGTACCAAATCAAGTTCTCTAACTTCTTTCCATCCTTTCGTCGTAAGCACTGGGTGTGTAGCAGTTCCCTTGAAACTTCGTCCATCGGAAAGGGTCACCTTAAACACGTCTTGTTGCTGGCCTGTCATCCTCACGGAATGGTAATGCTTCCATCCGACAAGTGTAGCAACATGACCATCTTTACCAACTAATTCTTTAATCGTCCTTTGTCCTTTTCTTGTATCAACGAGCGTGTCCCCCGTCAGACAATGATCCTCTCCCCTTGAGTCTACATCTTCCGGGTGAATCTCATCATGTTGTAGGAGTGGTATTGTACGTATCAAATTATAACATGTTTTGAATGCTTTAAACTTCGGCGGGGTGTGGATAGTCCATCGGAGGAACTGATGCACGTCGTTCCAACCGACTATTCGCTCCTTTGCAGCTGGTAGAAGCTGGTAGGTTACACCTACTCCGTGACGCATGAATATCTCCACCGCAGTCTCGGAGTATCCTGCCTTTGCGAATGCCGCCGAGTCTATCACTCCATATGAATATCTCTCGTCATTCCCGTCTTTATCCTTGGACAGCTTGGCTATCTCCTCAGCGTGTTGATCGATGTCCATGCCGGTTGCGTAGTGTTCACGATAGGCGTATACAGTCCCATCACGATTTACCGTGTACCAATGGCACGATGTGATACCCGAACGACCTGACGGGTCTATTGAAATGAATCTTGGCCATGCCTCCGGTATCTCAAACGGCTCACAGACATGCTTATCCCTATCCCACTCGGCAAAGTACTGACCCTCGAACACGTCCCAATTGCCGTCCCTGTACGCTTTGCGTAGCTTCTCTGGCAGTGAGTCGAGTGTTCGGAGGTATGAAGCCGCGAGGTATGGATTATCCGCCGGCAACGCCCTCACATATATAAACTCCTTGGCTTCTGGCAATAGCTCCTCTGGGAAGTCTCGGTCTATCCATAGCTTCTTTACGCCAGCATGCCCTTGCCCTCCTGGGTTGGTCGCGGCGATCACCTTGGTATCCTCTATGCCAGTCCAACGATTACGTCCTCGGAGGGTGTGGAATACAGCAATGTCATTCTCGGTCAGCTCCTCGATAGCTATGATAGCGAACTCTGATGAAAGATACTTGCTTGGGTCGTCTAGGTTTCGAAGCGCCAGCACATGCCCTCCGTACTCCGGCTTCAAGTGAAAGGCTAGTCCCTCGGTCTGACTGGCTTTTACTTCTCCTAGCCACTTAGGGAACTCCACCTCCATTTTACTGATCTGGCGGTCTTTGAGTGTTCCGTAGTCTTTGGAGAACAATCCGCTGTGTATTCCAGTGAGTCCAAGCTCCTTGCCCCACCTGATCATGCGGTAGATTGGATACCATCGTAGCCAGTAGCTCTTCCCTGGGCCGGCTGAGCCTCCGTAGAGGGTGTATTTATGCGTGTCAGCGGCCTTTGTAGCTTCCACCTGCCTCGGTAGGAAGTGAATGATTTCCTTGAGGCTTACCTTTTCAATGGCCATGGGGCTATATCACATCCACTAGGATATGTTTCATTGTCGTTTCTATTTCGACCTTTGGCGAGAACTCGTTGCGCTTCTTACGTTCAAGATACCAATGTGCGTGATCTGGGTCATTCAACGCCGCTATCGCGGTATTCCGTGCCTTGAGTATAGGCTTTTCTCTCAACGCCGCTATTCTCTGCGAGAAATCTTCGTTCGCCTCCAAATAATCATAAACCGTTCTTACTCCCACACCTGCATACATGGCCATTTCTTCGACACTTCCGTCAAGTGAGGCCACCTCTTCTATTTTCGCACGAACTTCTGGTGTAATTGCTCTTGGACGACCTAGCTTTGCCTTTACTTTCCTTGGTGGCTTTTCCGGTATAACCGCTGGTATTATTTCGCTTATAGGCACAACCTTTTCCTTGGGCTTGTCGCCCTCTAGCTTACGTTTTAATTCTTCGAGAGGTGACATGATTTTATTGTTCTAGCTCCTTTTGCCTGTTGGCCAGATATGCGTGGATTTCTCCTTGGTATAGTAATGCCCCTCCTCTGTTACTCTTGCTCGGACGTATCCCGTCTATGGCTTCTTGGTTTTTGTCTTCTTGTCTTTCATGATGCGATAGGCAGGACTTGAACCTGCTAACCCCTTTCACCGTTCAATTGGGGCGTGCCGTGAACGGATTGGCATGCGTTACCATTTCGCCACTATCGCTCTTATATTATACCTTGTTTGGGGTGAAAATGTGACAAGGTTTTCTGTTGATAACTGGGGTATAAAAAGGCCGTCGTTTCTGGCGGCCAGTAACTCAACCTTTCAAAATGATATATGACCCATTAGCAGTCTTCATCATCACCTGAAGATTTTGGCATTGAAATGTGGCCATGACTTGTTCATCACCGAGGATAATCTCCTCGAACCGAGCTTGGTTAGCCATCGGTATTTGGCCAGTGAATCTGATTTTTGTGTCGGGTTCAGTGACTATCAAGAGGACATTTTTCATGGCGTGCCACCGCCTCTCCATACGCCGTCATTGTATATCGATTCGCTTTCAATGATTTCTAGGGCAATTCTGTGAGCCGTGCCAAACTCGTAGTCGAACGGATGTTCGGGCGATTTGGCAGGTTCAGGTGGCTCTCCAAGATGGAAGCCCGTCTCGTCTTCGTAACCTTCGACAATTTTCATAGAACAATCCTTTCCTTAACAATTATCCCACTTGATCCTTTCAATGAACAGTCTAGTTATCCACCTTCTTCCTCAAGTCTTTTGATAGATTCTGGAGTCATTTATTTTTAAGATTAGCTGACCATAAAATAATTATCATTCCCAAAATAACTAAAAAGTTTCCAGCGTTAAATTGATACCAATGTTCGCCCATTATATTTTGGCTACCAATGTTAAGAATACATGCTCCGAGAGTTAGATAGATGGTTTTCATGGCAGTCCAATAAGTAAATATAGACCGTAAATAAGTAAAGATATACCGTAAAGTAGCATGGATACGATAATTATTGCGAGTATTGTCATTTCTTTTGAATTATAGCTCTTAATTCTTCACCTCGTTTAATGTCTTCTTCGGAGGCTCGCCACCCATGAACATAGGCTATTGTCATCAAAGAAGCAATCTCCTTTCCCAACAATTTTATATATTCATCTTTGGCTTGGTCTTTGGTCATTTCTTTATTATATCTATGATGGAGGAGAACTTACGCAGTATGCGGTTTTTCATTGTTTTTCCACCCTCCTTGCGATGATTGTATACCACCAAATCTTCCATCATTGCGGCTAAAGGATATTCAACTTGTTCTATGATTTTCACCAACTCCTCTTTGTAAGAGGCGAGGGCTTTTTCAACTACACGATCTCTTATTTCAGCCAAACCAAGCCCTTCCACATCCCAGTCAGATTGTTGCTTCATTCCCTCCTCGTAGCCTTTTTGGTATGTTTCCGCATTGAGTTTCTTCAAGAAATCTCCGCTCTCGTTGTGGTCTCTAAGAAATGCCAACATCTCTTTATCGACCTTGATACAGGATTCGTGTAGGCCTCTTTGATAACCAGAAGATTCCGCCTCTTGTATTAACTCTTTATGAGTCTCTTGGATGTCTTGGTGGCTAAAAATACAATCAAATCCACAAATATCATGGCGGGCAGGATTGGTGTGAGCGCACCATAGACAATCGCATTTACACTTTTTATTTGGTGTTGGCATGGGGGTTTTGGGTTAATGGCTTAATTTCACCTGCTACAAGCGTTTGCCACGAATAACAATCTTTCTTCAAACAATATCTTTCACAGTACCCACAACAAGGACATGGTTCAGACCATTCCCCATATCTATGCTTCTTCCCCTCATGTGTTTTGTTAGTCATAGTATTGGATAATTACCTGCCCATTCGTTTATTTTTAATTGCCAGTCTTCTAACTTCTTTACTCTTTCTTCTAAATTTCCGATGTACATTGCATCATTTTTAGGGAGAGAGGAATCGCAAGAATTGAGGGAAACTTCTCGGCGAGCACGCAAGTACGGATCGGCAAGCCGCGGGCCACACCTGCGCACGCGCACAACGCCACCGCAGTAGCGAAACACGTCCGGAACAAAGCCGTCGGCATAGCGCGAGCCAGCACACAAAGTGATGTTTTTAATATCCAGATTGGTCTTTGTCTTATCCCAATGCTCTATTTCCATGATAAGGCGTTCACGTATGGTGCAACATTCAATTCCCTCTTTCTTAAGGTCTTCGGCTGACTTATTCTTAAGGTCTTCATCCGCTTAGATTGTGTCTAGAAAGTATCTCGTGGTGGCTTTCTTTGGCGGAGGAAATTGCTTGTCTAATTCCTCATCTGAGTACCATGACCAGACTTTGAACCTATCACGCATTTGTTGCATAAGAGCTGAGGTCTTCACTTTTGGGTTGTCTGTGATTTTGATTGTATTAGTCATTGTAGTTTTGTTTTAGTGTTAAGGAATGAGCGGATTCTCATTAGGTCTATCTTCATCAGGTTTCTTCCATCATCCCACCCGTCAAAGAATATCTTTCGTTCATCTCTTAACCTTTTACAATTAACTTCGCACTCCTCATCACAAGTATGATAAGTCTGAAATCCGTGAACTTGCTCTTTCTTTTCCATGACTTCTTCTATCATTTCATCTATGGCTTGGATGATAGAGAGTTGGGAGGAGAGGAGGTGGGATTTTGCATCTTTTCCTGCTTCGATATATCCTACAGAAAAAGCATCATACAATTCAAGTGAAAGGCCTTCGCCACAATTACAGCATTCATCGCTATCAGTTATTTTTCCTGAAACAGCAGGAGCACTTTCAAACTCCTTCTCAAACTCTTCCATATTCTTTTGTATTATGTCGTGGAGATTTTTCATTTGAGTATCTTTCTAGGATGAGGAGTGTGGCCGACTTTACCACGCTCTTGATGATGAGCTTGCCTAAGCGTCTGGCGATCTAACTCTTTCTGGGCAGAATACTTCTTATGCCCTTCGGAGTGGCGGGATTTGAACTTGGTTATTTTTTTGGTTTGGGATTTTGACATTTTATTTGAAGATTTTTTTATACCAAGGACGCAGTGATTCATTAAAGGTTTCCTTTGCTCTCTCAAGTCTTTCATTCTTTTCGTTTTCGTTTTCTTTTTGTCTTTTATCCATTTCCTCCATTTGCTCCGTTTTAGTTTTTACCATTAGAGAGACTGGTATTCCCCATCCCAATGCCCAGAAGTCATACTCTATACCCTCATTATCTTTAATATAGAGGTTTCGTTTTTCATCCATTAAAAATGTGATTTCTTTTTTCATTTTAGTATTACTTTATTGTTAAGCGAGTTTTTTATATCTTGATACCACCCACACCTTTTAGAACAAATGAAACGAATAGGTTTCATTGTCTTTTCAATGCAAACAGTCAATGTTTCAGGAAAGCCACATTTTGGACAACTCTCATCGTGGTAAAGTGTAACCGTTTTTCCTTGCTGAATAATTTTTAATTTCTTCTTTTTCATTTTAGTATTACTTTATTGTTAAGCGAGTTTTTTGAGGAAACTTTAAGATGACCAATTTCATCAGCGATAAACTTTTCTATTTTTTCCATTTCCCGTCTATCTGATGAACAGCCATGACAATCTTCGACCTTACAAAAACCTTGCATAAACTTTCTACGGAATCTATCACGCCATGTTTCTTTGTTTAATCTTTTCATCTGATTATAATTTTATCGCTGTTAACTCTGATCTCTTATTCTTCTAATAGCTTCGGTGAACGATACGAGGTTGCCGTACATTTTCCCACTAAGGTCTGTGGCGATCTGGTGAAGAGCGCGGTATCGGGTGTTCCGGTCTTTCACTTTTTCACAGATGAACTTATACTGGGCTCTGTAGGCCTCCGTTTCTTGGTCTAGCCTGAAGGACGGCTCGGCCAGATACCTTTGCCACCAGAGCTTCGCTACAGTCTCATCATGCTTCTGCTGATCGCCGTGTACCGATTCGTGGGCGGCCAAGTGATCAGGGATGTCATATCCGCCGGGGTCGAATATGGTGTCGCCGTAGGTGAATACTGCCCTAGAGATTGCTTCTTCTCCGAAGGCTTTTACGCAGTCGTTGTATATAGGAGGCTTGGTATTGGATATTTTCATAGCATTGGTTTGGTAATGGTGGATAGTCTTTTTTCAGCGATC